GAATAAGATAAATAGCGTTATATGGATTGATGTTAAAGTCAAATGATATGATTAACGGAAGTGTTGGATCAATATCTCTATCAGCGCAAACGTGAACATCACGATCAAACTGATGATAAACGGCACTACCATTAACATTAACAAACGAACCCATAAGATACTGGTCTAGAAGTCTTTGGTCATAGGTTTCTTTTAGCGTATCAATATAATCTGGTGGCAAATGTGGATTGTCATAAGTTGATGCTTTAATTAAACGATAGTTATCTGGCTTATTAGCAACAAGTAAATTATAAGCAAAACGATAACCCTCTGGCGTTCCAACTAAGTCCACTTGATTAGGTGCTTTATCTGGCAAAGGCGCACGATTACGAGCCAATATTTGTTTGAATGCCTTATCCATCTTATGCTTAGGCATAATGTCACACTCATCAATCAATGAATAGCCAACTTCATAACCAACAATCATTTCTGGCTCTGACATATTACGAAAGATAATAGTGCCAAAGTCTTTGATTATTAACTCTTTATCTGATTTGTTCAGTTGATAATGTAGTCCTAAATCATTACACATCTCTGGGAACTTCTCAAAAGCAATATCACGAATCAATGGATAATTAGGCAAGTAATAAGCAACCTTAACGCTTGGATATTGTAACTTCTTAATGATTGTTTTTAGCGTTCCAGCATAAGACTTGCCAGAGCCAAAACCAGCGATTAATCCAGTAGTTGGATTAACACTCTCAATAAACTCTCTTTGATGGTCAAGAACATTAACGTCTTTAATCATTACTAACTAACAAGTCTAATGCCAGTTACTTCAGTATTACCCTCAACTTCATCTTTAGAAACTTCACGCCAACCAGCTTGAGTTTTAAGATAGAAAATAATAGAAGCAGTATCGCCAGAACGTGCTTTAGTAAGCAATGAACCAGCCACATCTACAATCGCTTCTGAACGACCTTTTTTATACATTCGGAGTGCTTCGGGATCACGCTTAAAAATTTCTTGTAGTGTATCTTTGTTGAAGCCAAAGTAATCAGCCAACTGCTGTTGGTTTAGTACAGCACCAAGAGTTTTTAATTCAGCCTTTTGAGATTTAGTTAAAACTATTTTCTTGCTCATAATCTATTGGTTTAATTCTATATTCTTCACCCTCAAGAAACATAGGCATCTCTATATCTTCCCAATGTGCGTGGGTTTTATCACAACACAATCTTGCTAACTTCTGGATTGTATAACCCTCAGCAAATGCGTGTATCTCTTTCGCCCACTTATGTTGTTTCATTTGAATTTATAAACACCCATCTTACCTTTTTCGCTAACATTCTTGATGGTATAACCTTTTTTTCTCATCTTGCAAATAATGCTGCGTAGATGTTTAATGCCAATACCTCTAGCTTCTTTAGTTGATATAGAACCGTACTGCCTAACATAAGCAAGAACAATATCCATCTCTGTCTGTCTAACAACAACTTCTTTCTTAAATAACTTTTTTAACCATTGGAACATACTACACCTCTTTTATCTTAACTTCACATTTGCCACCAGAAACAACTTCTTCTTTGCTAATCGCTAAACATTGTATCTGGCTGTCATCTTCATAAGCAACACCAATCAACGAATCCAATAAACTTTTAAGCATATTATCAACATCATACTTTCGCTTTGTTGGTGGATAAATCTTAATCATCACAATAATAGGCTTATCAGTAATACTACATTCAGCAATTTCACTAACTCGCTTTTTAAAATCTCTCCCCTTTTGCGATAATATAACCGAACAAAACTTACCCCTTGGAATTGATCTGTAATATTGATTAACAGATACTGGATATGGCAAAGTTAAACTAACCTCAAACTTCCTTGCCACGTTCCCTCAATAAGTTATTACAAATATCAATAGCAGATTCACAAACGTGCTTTTTAACATCTTCATCTTCAATGCGCTTAATCTGCTCTATTAAATCTTTAATACCAGCAAGTGCTTGTTCACATTGTTCTGGCGTATGTTTAATTGCTGTCATTCAATTCTTTAATTAAATTTTCTTCAATGCCACCATAGTAGTTAGCCAGACCGTAAGTGATCCAGTGAATGCGTGGCTTATCTTGCTTTATTAAATAATCAAGATTCTGTGTACTGATCTCCAATATAGATGCGACTTGCTTGTTTGTCAAACCCATCTTCTTGAATTCAGCCTTAATGTTTAAATATTTAATCTTCATAGGTTTTAATTATATCAAAAAGGTTTGCCTAACATATCACTTATTTTAAAACAATCAACCTTTTGCCCACGCAAGAACTCACGCATTACCCACTTTGTCGCTGGTGAAGCATCACTTGGTCTAAATGTTTTAAAAAACTCACGTTTCTGCTCAATCGTTTTAGCATTATCCCAACGTTTAGCAGTAATGCTTGTTGTGGATTCCGTATTTGCGATTCTGGGCGTGTTTGTTTCGTTTATCTCGTGGTTATTAAACTCACGCAATAATTGCAGAAAATCGGGCATTGTTGGCGGTCGCTTATGACCCTCATCAATCCATCTGTTTTTAGCGTGTTCAACATAGCGCAAACAATTGCGTGGCAATCTGTTTAATTCTTCAGCAAATGCTTTAGTCATTTCCAAGCGATCAATGTGTGAATTAACAAAATAACCATATCTGGTAATTGACCATTCACAAACATCAGCCGAAATAGTGGCTGTATTTAAATCGTTGCTGTATTCCTCTTTTGTGTACATTACATAATCCTCATTTTGTTTACTAATCCACCAATACTTGGTTGAACGCCATTATCAATATTATTCTGCTCTTGTATTAAACGCTGCTTAATCTCTGAATATGATAATTGAGTATTTTGTTTTTGTGTTGGCTTTACCCAGCCTTTGCGCACATAGTTTCTAAATCCAGATTGTAAATCTTTAAATGGTTTGGCTCTGTTTCTGGCTTGGTCTTTAAAATCTTCAACTAACAAATTAATATCACAATTTGGATAAGTAGAATTAACAGCATCAATAGATGTGGCATTTGGAACAAATGCTTCTATCTTTTCTTTTTTATTTTCTTTTCTATTATCCTTTTCTTTTTCTTTTTCTTTTTCTTTTACATTGTTAGTAAGCCCCTTATCAAGCCCCTTGCTAACCCCCTTGGTAAGCCCCTTAGTAAGGGTATCATTATAATCAACTCCATTCTTGCTACAAAACCCGTCAATACTGGCTTTTAAGGAATGTTTGATAGATGCCCAAGCGATCGCTAACAACTTATCTTCAAAGATAATGTCATCAATATGGCGTTCATAAAACATAACGCTAAAGATTGCGCTATTGAACTCGTAGAATTGCTTTTGATTTAACTCTTTTGATACTTCATAGAATGAAGCATAGTATTTTATGACTTTTTTGTCCAACTTATTTCCCCTATATATAAATTAAAAATTATCTTCCCTCTGGTTTAAGAAAGGGTGGGTAATTACTCCCACCCCGATAACTCTTAATAGAGGTGATGCCATTATAAACGAACTATTTTTATAATATTAATTAAATAATAATTAAAATATATTTGCATTATATAAAAAATGTGTTATAATGTATCCAACAAAACAAAAAAAGGAGTAACAAAAATGACAAACACAGAATACAGACTTTTTTACAGAGGTAAGAGAGATGAAGAATGGAGTGGTACCAAGGCTCAATGCGAAAACGCAATGAAATTTAAAGTAGAACGCCAAGGTTGGGACGCAACAAAGTTTGAAATCAAAGGTGGTTTTAAACCGCGCAAGGGGTTTAACTTATGATTACTAAACACACAACTACATTAGGTGACCGCTTAACACGCAGAATTGGTGAACGCCTACTCAATGAAAATGGCACTATCAAGAACGGCTACACGCTAATCCTTGGTATTGTCCTTGGTTTATTAATTGCTAATATTTAGGGGGAATCAAGATGGGATATTTTAGTGATTTAGATATTGAAAGACAAGATTATGAAGCCACTACTGGGGATTACAGCCACGATCAAGAGCCAGACCAGCAAGATTATGATGCTGGTTATGATGAATACAAAGAGCGTAAGGCTGGTTTATTTAAAGAAACGGACAAGGTTGTTAATGAGTTCTTTGGCTATCTTAACAAGATAACAAGCGAACACAAGGAAGATAAATAATGGCACAAATAGAACAAGCAAAAGAAGCAGTCTATGAATCTATATTTGAATGGATTCAAGAACAAGGTTATTATTGTTCAGTATGCGATAATCGCGAATGTACTAAAGACGCTTATGGAACTGGTGATAGTCCAACAATGTGTGAATGTCTGGCATCAGATCAAAGCGAGTGTTGGGCGGTTGATGCTGAACTTGAGAAGAATTA